AGGGCGACGAGGGGCTGAAGAAATCGACCCTCGCGGCTGTTCTGGGCGGCCCCTGGGCGAGCGACTCACCGCTTGATCTGTCGAGTAAGGAATCGGCGCTGTCGATTCAGGGCAAATGGGTCCATGAGTTCAGCGAGATGGAATCGGTCTCGCGCGCCGAGGCGCATCTGCAAAAGTCGTTTCTCTCGCGCACCTCGGATGAATTCCGTCCGCACTACGCCAGGCGCACTGTGCGCTGCCCGCGGCAATGTGTCTTCATCGGTACCACGAATGAGGACGAGTACATCAAGGAAGGCCAGGGCGCTCGGCGATTCTGGCCCATCCGCGTGTCGCGCCAGATCGACGCCGATGGCCTGCGCAAAGCGCTAGGGCAGCTGCTCGCCGAGGCGTTGAGCGACTACCACGCCGGCGCGCGCTTCTATCCGTCGGCGGAAGAGCAGCGCGATATTTTCAAGCCCGAGCAGAGTCGGCGGGTCATCGGCGAAGGATTCGTTGATTGGCTGCATGACTGGGTGCTGTGGCCGGATATCGATGAGGAGTCGCGCCGGATGGGCAATGGCGGCGCCTTCAGCATTTCCGATGCGGCGCGTTCGATGGGGATCGGCGCCGCGCAGCTAACGCGCGATGTGGCGACGCGGATTGGCAAGGCATTGACCGCGCTGAAATGCAGCAAGGTTGAAAAGCGCAATGGAATGACCCGCTACTGGTACAAGGCGCCAGCGAAAGAAGCGCCCAGGTCCGCCGCGGCCGATTCGAAATCTGACGGCGCCAATGACGGCGACGGCGTCCCGTTTTAGCGGGGTTCCCAACCTTCCCAACTGAAAACGACCACTTTGGCCTGCGCGCGTAAGGCGCGACGCGAGCGATGCGCGCGTCGCGGATGTGGCGCGCGCGTAATCCTCATTTTCAGTTGGGAAGGTTAGGAAGAAGGGAGAAAGGCGGCATGGCATTCGACCGGGATCAAATGCGCATGATGAGAGCGGCGGTCCACCGCCGCGCGGCGATCGTGCAGCGGCAGGTCTATGAATTCGCCTCCGAAGTGCTGCGGCGCCAGGCCGAGGAGCACGGCGCGCAGGCGGCATTGACCGATACCGCGACGCGCGAAGCGGTGCGCCTGGCCGTGCGGCGCCTCATCGATGGCGTCGAATGACCAAGCCGGCCGGTCATCTGCGCATTTCGATGCCTCTCACGGCGGCATTCATCGACGACGTGCGCGCGGCCTTTCCGGAATGCGCCGGTCAAATCAATGCCTCGATGCAAGCCGGCGTGCGTGGAGAAACCAATCGATTCCATGCCACGGAAGGCGAATTCGCGATCGGCGCGCCATTTAAGGCGAAACTGAGCGTCTGCATCAAGGAGCGGCAACTTGCGAAGAGACGATGAAATGCATGCGCGCCTGTGTCGCTGGGGCAGCTGGTGCGCCGGCGGTTTGGAGCGCTCGGCACCGATCAGCTCGGCCTACGCGATGAAAGGGCGCGCGCGCTCGAGCTCCGACAACATCTGGTCGGCGAGCGTTCCGTTCGATGCGCTGGAGGCGGAGCAGACAAATCGCGCGATCCAATCATTGCCGCCGGTGCTGCGTCAGACGGTCAAGGTCGTCTATATGCAGCACGCCGGCAACACGGTCGAGCGCCAAGCTAAGGCGCTGGGCATCGCCAAGGAAACAATGCGCCGCCGCCTATGCCAAGCCGACGCACGGCTGCGGCAATGGCTGCGGCGGCCGACTGCGTCTGCAAAGCCCGTGCAAAATGAATTTTCCACATAAGTCGAAAGCCGTTAAAGTCCGGCACACTCGGTAGCAGTTGCCAGCACGGCTTGACCGGGTCTCCTTGATCGATCTTCGGCGCGGCCCTAACCCGGCTGCGCCATCTTTTCGATGCCGGCCGCCGCACCTCGTCCCTGCAGTTTCCCCGCCTGCGCTGCCTATGCTGCACCAGGCGGAGCGCGCTGCGAAAAGCATCGCGCGATGGTGCGCAAGGAAGTCGATGAGCGGCGCGGCAGCGCGGCAAGCCGCGGTTACACCGGGGCCTGGCGCAAGGCGCGAATGTTCTTCCTGCGATCGCATCCGTTATGCGCCGAGCATCAGAGGCAAGGCGGGATCGTGTTGGGCGAGGTGGTCGATCACATCGTGCCGCACCGGGGTGACAAGACCCTGTTCTGGGACAGCAGCAATTGGCAGACGCTGTGCAAGGCCTGCCACGATCGCAAGACGGCGAACGAAGACGGCGGATTCGGACGACCCGGGTAGGGGGGGGTCTGAGACCTGTGGTCTGCCGGCCGGAGACCGCCGGCGGCCCACGATTTTTCCGCGCGCAGGTTTCCAGATTTTTTTCCAGAGGTGACGCATGGGAGCTCGAGGGCCGAAACCGACGCCCGCCGCGCTCCAGCTCGTGCGCGGCAACCCAGGGCGCCGCGCCATCAACCTCGACGACGGCGTCAACCCGCCGGTTCGGGCGCCCGCGAAACCGAAGCACCTGGTCGGAGCGGCCGGCACCGAATGGAAGCGCATCGTGCCGCTGCTGCTCGAGCTCGGGCTGCTGACGGAACTTGATCGTGCGGCGCTCGCGCTCTACTGCCATGCCTGGGGGGAGATCGTCATGCTGACAGACCAGCTGGCCAAGGACCGCGACGCGGCGATCGCCGCCGGGCAACCGCCCGACACGGCGCTTTGGCGCACGTTGCCGAGCGGCATCGCGCGCGAGTCGATCCGCCCGCGGCTGTTGCGCGAAGCGGAAGTGCGTTGCGACCGTGCACTCGCCAGTTTCGGCCTGTCGCCGGCGACCCGGGCGCGCGTCACCGCGTCGCGCGACGATGGGGCACAGCTCGGCTTGCCGGGCGTCGCCGATCCGGTCGGCGACAAGCTGAGCAAGTTGCGGCTGCTGTGAAGACGTCTGCACAATGAGCCAGGGCGAATACGCGGCGCGGGCGGAACGCTACGCGCGCCAGGTCGTCGCCGGCGAATTGCCGGCCGCGAAATGGACGCGGCGCGCCTGCGAACGGCACCTGACCGATCTCGAGCGTGTCAGCGCGGACGGCTTTCCCTACCGGTTCGACGTCGACCGCGCCGAGCGGCCGTGCCTTTTCATCGAATGCATGCCACACATCAAGGGCCGCTGGAAGAGCGGCACGATCGAGCTCGAGGACTGGCAGTGCTTCGTGGTCTGCGTGACGATGGGCTGGGTGCATAGCGAGACGGGGCAACGGCGCTTCCGCACGGTCTATATCGAGGTGCCGCGCAAGAATGCCAAGTCGACGATCACCTCGGGCCTGGCGCTGTACTGCCTGGCGGCCGACGGCGAAACCGGCGCCGAGGTCTATTCGGCGGCGACGACCGGCGACCAGGCGCGCATCGTGTTCGACGTCGCCAAGCAAATGGTGCGGCGCGAACCGCGCCTGGCAGCGCAGTTCGGCATTCGTACTGGCGAACACGCGATGTATGTCCAGGACTCGGCGAGCACCTTCCGGCCGCTCAACGCCGAAGGCTCGACGCTGGATGGCCTGAACGTGCACTTCGGCGCCGTCGACGAGCTGCACGCGCACAAGCGCCGCGACCTGTGGGACGTGCTGACTACCGCGACCGGTTCGCGCACGCAGCCGCTGCTCTGGGCGATCACGACGGCCGGCAGCGACCGCTCGGGCATCTGCTACGAGCAGCGCGACTACGTCTGCAAGCTTCTCGACGGCGTCGCGAGCGATGAAACCTACTTCGGCATCATCTACACGATCGACGACGGGGATGACTGGGCCGACGAGAAGGTCTGGGCCAAGGCAAATCCGAATCTCGGCGTCTCGGTATCGCTCGAGGACTTGCGCGGCAAATGTCGCTTCGCGCTCGAGATGCCGAGCGCGCAATCGAACTTTCTGACCAAGCACCTGAACGTCTGGGTCAACGCCGACAGCGCCTGGATGGATATGCGCGCCTGGGATGCGTGCGCCGACGCCGATCTGCGCGAGGAGGAGTTCGCCGGCGAGGAATGCATCGCCGCGCTCGATCTGGCCAGCAAGGTCGATATCGCCGCCAAGATCAAGCTCTTCGAGCGCGGCGGCGTCTACTACGCTTTCCTGAAGTGCTATCTGCCCGAGCGCGCGATCGAGATCTCGCGCAATTCGCAATACGAAGGCTGGGCCAAGCGGGGCTATTTGACGGTCACGCCAGGCGAGGTTACCGACTACGACATGATCGAGACCGATCTGCTGCAGGATTGCCGCACGCACACGGTGCTCGAGGTGCCGTTCGATCCCTTCCAGGCGACACAGCTCAGCGGCCACATGCTCGACCAGCAGGTGCCGATGGTGGAG